GTTTTTCCATTATAGGCTTTTTGAGCAGAATCAAAATAGAATCGAGTTTCTTCTAGGCTTCCAAATACATAATCAAGTCCTCGTATTCTAATAAAATATTCGTCTGCTTGTTTAACAAACGCAACTATCCACGAAGAATCAAGACTGGTATTCGCAACATCGCCTGCTTTACCAAGACTAAAATTGCTGAGTAAATTTAGGTTAGCTGTTGAAACTATTTTCCAATCTAGATCAGAAATAGAATAGCGTAGACCAAAATTAAGATTAGCCAACATCAAATTAATCATTTCTGTTTCTAACCCAACAGATAGGTTATTAATAAACTTGGGCACTATACGAGATGCAATGGCTGCTGTGGGGATTATGTCACTAAACTGTATTGGCCCTAATCCCGATGCAAGTACGCCCCTGCCGGCATTGGTTCCGTCGCCTGTTATTTTTATAACTTTAGTCCAAAGACGATCAGTTTGTTCAGGATCGTTTACATTTGTCGATACTAATTTTCCTTTCTTAAACGACTGTCCTGCAGGTGCTGTAAATTTTATTAAAGTTCCAGGAGTTATGTACTTTAGTGTGCTAGTTGTATAAGAGCCAACTTTTAAAATTGTAGAGTCAACAGCATTATAAAAATATCCTGTAGAATTATTAACATCTGTTGTGAGTTGATTCCATCTATAATTAATGTCTGTAAATAAAATTTTATCGAATTTAGTCAGGTAAAAATTATAAACATCAGTGGATGTAAAAATAGGCTCAATGCTATTTCTTATAAAATTAATAATATCAATTTTGTTGGTAAATTTAAATGACAACGATCTTTCAATGTCGTTTTTATAAATTAAACCATCTGATGCAAATACATTAATACTTGAGTATTTTCCGCTGGCATCTATTAGGTCAAAGTTTCTGCTAATTCCGCTTGATACTCGATTAATAGCTTTGACCTTTAAAATATTTTGTGAAGTTGATAACGGAGCAAGATTATAGTCTTCTCCGGTAATCATTCTATTTTGTGTGTAGTATTGTGCTGGAGCATTTCTTCTAATAGATGCTACAGGCTCGCTGGGTGTGGCAGAACTAATTGTATACTTTAAACTCAAGGTCACTGTTAATGTGTGCCGCACACCTGACTTGTTAACATAGGGGATAGCAATACTGATGGCTCGCATCTCATTTGGAGCTACTTGATAGCTAAGACCATTGCTAGTTCTGTAATAAACTCTAAATGCGCCTTGGGGTAAATTTCCGTATACTCCGTCAGCAAATGCTAGATCAACTCTATCGTTTTCTTTTGTAATTACAGAATAGATATTTCGTATATTGGAATTAATACTATTATAGGAAATATTATTTCCAATCAGTGCAGACACTTTTGTCCATTCGTTTAACTGTACTCCTGCTGAATTTAGTGCAAACAACCAAACATCGTCATTGTTAATATTATTAGTATCAACTGCAATTAGTTCATTAGTGGTTGGCACATCTATTGAAAAATCAGCAAGCTCAAGACTGCCCTGTTTAAACATTAAGAAAAATCCGGTGTTAGAACTTGTGCCGCCTTTGCCGTCGTTTCTATATATAAAACCAATTTGATTTCCGGGAACCGGAGGTTCTTCATACAACTCTTCTTTACCTTTGAAACTGGTACTTACTAATTCAAAAGTCATTTGGCGGCCGGCAACAACTTTACTGTAGGTAAAGATTGGCACATCGTTAGACGAAGTTCTAAATCTGTATTGGTCTGTTGGAATACCGTCGATTGTGGCTGATCCTTGACTGCGACCAAATTCTGTATTATCAGTCATTGCTGCATTAAGCACTGTGATAAATTGTTCTGCCCAGTTTTGATTTGTTGGATCATTCCATACAATTGTCTGTTGAGCTAGATTTTTACCGTTATTATCTAATACATTTTCTGTGGTAGTAACCGTATCAAATTTAAGTAGGCCCTTCGATGGTAAATTTCTTTTGGCATTATAGCTTAACATTTTAGATAAACGTAATACACTTTCTTTACGTTCAGCTAATTCAATAAAATTTTCACGACTGGCTAGATCAATACGGAAACTTAGACTCTGGCCAAGGAATGCAATGGCGTCGATAAGTGCTAGGTACTCACTAGACTCAATATAATCGTTAAAATCTTCAGGATAGTTTTCTCTGAAATAAGCAATAATAACTCGTCGAAGATTTTCAAAGTCGTAGCTTTTGAAATCAGCACTTTGAAAAGTCTGATAAATTCTAGTCCAGTCTTCGTTTAAAATTAAGTTATTTTGTCTAGACGTTGTTGTCATAATTTACTATCCTATTGTGTATTTAACTAAAAAATAAAGTGGTCAGTTTATAATTTTATTTTCTCTATCAAAGTTAAAAGTCATTCTTTCATTAATATTAAATGGGATATACGTCACATTTGCTTCTATTCTTATGCCCATATCTGTACTATCTATAACAACTCCGTTAATTGCTATTCTAGGATCATAGTTGATAATTTGTTCAACGTCTTCTGTAATTAATTTTTTTACTTCTTCGGTAAACTGTTCAAACAATAAATCCCAAATAACTGTTCCAAAATCTGGATTCATTAGTTTCTCACCTTTACGAATATAAAAATGATTAATAATATCTTGTTTAACTAGATCTATATCATACAGCTTGAAACTAGATTTAGTTTCTTGAGAACTAAAACCGTTGTAGGTAAATGCAGTAGAACTAGTACTACCAGTGTTAGCTGTCAGCGAAGCCACAGTTTTTTTATTGTATATTTTTGCCATATTATTTTTCTCTATCAGTTTTAGCTGGATCTACTAGTATTGGATCTAGGTTCTCATGTAATTTCCAAGGCTCGTGCATTGGTATCCGTTTCATTATGCTCTTTAGTGGGGTTTTGCTTTGATATCTAGTTTTCTCTTCCCATTTTTCTTTAGAACTGCTAACAGGATTATCATGTCTTGGTAAAATTTTAGCTGCCACTCCTCTTGCTGCGGTTGGGCCATTTAAGTTAATTGCAGAGCCTGTAGCAGTCAACGCTCCTGTACTGTTTATATTTGTTGCCGATGATGATAAAAATGTTGCACCTGTAGAAACTACACTCATGGTCCCTGCTGTTGTAATATTGCCATTTGTTCCGACAACTAAATTCATAAGTGTGCCGGATTCCATTTGTGTCCTTGCAATACTTCTGATGTTAACATTCCTTCCGGCTTCAAAATTTATATCTCGGTCGGCTCTAAAATTTAAATCGTTTTCTGTATGTATAGAGATGCTGTCTTGAGCAAAAATATCAATTTTTCCATTACTGGTTAATTCAATCCATGTTGTGCCTTTAGCATTTCCAATATAAATTAAATCTTCGCTGTTGTGTAAAAGAATTTGGTGGCCGGTTCTTGTTCTAACTCGAAAATATTCGTTATAAGGGATGTTAACATCTCCTTTTTCTTTCTTTTCAACTTCGGCATATTCAGCTGGTCCGGCGTTGGCCGGCGTTTTTCTAACATATCTATCATCGCCGTCATCCATAACCAGAGTCGTTCCTCCCAATCTACTTGCTGGCAATTGCACAGGACTTTTACTCTGAGAACTACCAATATATTGTTTTTTAGAGTTAGGACCTCTATCAAACGGCCCTGGTGTTGAAATTCCAAATACCGAATTAGGAACCATTCGTCTGGCGCTACTATCTGTCACTCCTCTTATGCCATCCTCTAACAAGCCTTGCTCTAAAAATCTATCAGCAATAGGGTGTATGGCTTTTTTAATTTTTTCAGTGTTAGTGCCTTTTTCAAGAGTGTTGGCTTTTCTATTAATTTCTGCAACTGGTAAGGCATTTGTTGTATCGTATTTCTTTTTTTGTTCGGGGGAGGCTTCAAATGATTTTGATCCGCTTATTGCCGGAATCATTTGATTGATAAATCGTCCAGGGATACAGCCTATAAAATATCCTTCAGATGCATCACCATTAATAAAGGCAACTAATACCGTGGTTCCTATTTCTACTGTAGGAAACCACATGCCATAGGCTTTTTGCGTATCGTTAAAGTCTCCTACATTCAGTCCCATGTTTTCGTATGCTGTTGATCCATAGAAAGGGCTGGCATATTTTACTGCATAGGATTGACCAGTGTCTCCTATGTCATTGCCGTTTTCTCTTAGCAATGTCACTTCAAGTCCACACATAAATGACGGGTCTAAGTAGCCAACTACTTTAGCCATCATGATACCTACTGGAAGTTTTGCGCCTCCTTGTTTTTCTGGCGACCGTTTTTCTATTGACATCTATAATCCTTTAAAAATCAAGTTCATCTTCATTACCTTCAAACTCTTCATCGGTATAATCAATAGGACCAGTCTTCGGTGTTTCTTCTTTTGTAGTATCGTACATAGAAGAGCTTTGTGCGGAAATTTTTGCAGAGCCTGCATAGTCAATGTCTTGTTGCGGTTGACGAGCTAGGTCTAGGGTCTGCTGAAAGACACCTCCGGAGAATTTACTTTCTACAGCAGTCACTTTGTAAACTCCGCTGAACGGAGTGACTTTACCTCCGTTAGGAAAATTGTACAGGCCGCCTTGACCTGTTGTTCCTAGATTAGGTTCAATTGGGTTTCGCCAGGTTATGTATATAAAAATTTCGCTACCTTCCCAATTCATTGATCCGTCTGATTTAACTTGAGTATTCGGTCCTTGATCTGAAAAATAATTTGAATTTAAGCCGCTGTCGGAAAGAAAATACAAGTCCCCCATGATGTCTATCTTGACATTGACCATGTCACTAGACCTAGTAAAAGATTGATTAAAATTATCTGCTACCATTTGTTCAACTGTTTTTTCTCCTGAGATCGACGGGAATGTTAATAGAGGATTTGGCTTTGTTGGAGCAGATCCGGTAACTGCTGTTGCACTTTCAGGAGCCACACCTTTTTGTAATCTGCCTTGTGGAGTTTTTTCTTCTGAGATATTATTAGTCTCTTTGTTGGCAACGTTAGCATTATTTTGTAACGGAGTTGGTGAAATTCCTGTATAAAATTGCCCGTTGAATTGTAGATCAAATTTTAATATGTTGTTGTTTTGCCCGGTATAAAGATAATCATATCGCTTGGCGATGATGCGTTCCAGGGCTGCTCCTCCGGGAGTCACTGACGAAGGATTTTGAAAAATTGCTCCGCTTACCTTAAAAGGAACAACACGATAACTGTATTTTTTTGCTCGTACGTTTCGTTTAGGATCATACTCTAGCAATTGTATTTGAACATCAATTCTAAACCAATCAACAAACCCATCTTTAACAGCTTCTGGTTTTAATTTTGAAACACAGTACTCTGACGCTAATACTACCCGTTGAATTATTTCAGTAATTTTTGTTTGTTGTGGAAATCTAATTTCTCTCTGCTTGGGATCGATGGTCATTGAATCTCTAACAATTCTTCCATCCTCATCAACTGCATCGCCGGCCAGTTTAAAATTATAATTGCCTCCGGACGTTTCTGAAAATCCCATGCTGGCTTTACCGATTTCGCCATCTCCAAAACTTTCAGCAAAACTTTCTCTATTGGCTTTTGATATTTTTTGAGTTTTTGGTGCTTTGGGATCTGCAATAGCTTTTAATATTTCTGTTAACTCTTCACTGTTAGTTCCTACAGGATCCGACGAGTCAACGGGAAATACAATTTCATAAATGTCTGGAAACGCTGCTTGACCGTCAGCTACTCTTACTAGTTGTTTTTCATTTAATATTGTGCAGACACTTTGTTGTCCGGACACTAATACTTCACTTACTGTCATTCCTGTAGCACGAACATCTGTTGCTACATTAGTGACCACGTCACTGAATCCAGTATAATGCATAGGAGCCGCTTCAACGCTATATCTACTTCCGGATTCATCTACTTTAAAATCTACTTTGGTAATTTTAATTGTAAAATACTTTGTTAGCTCGTCGGAACCTTTGTAGACAGCACCGTCGTCAGATGATCCATTAATTTCAAGTTTTAACAAATATGGACAATCATTTAGATAGGAAGGATATCCTGAATTAATTGCAGCGGCCTGCAAACTTTGTAAAAATATTCCTAAAGAATAAGGTTCGTATACATCAAATTTAAAACTTGACACGTTAGTGTTCCCAGACCTTGCACTACCGCCTAGTTGTGAAGTCATGGTAACATTATCAATATAATATTCAGGAGCACCGTATTGAGTATTTGTTCTACTGAAATCATATCTACCTGCAGAAGATATCACAATCTGATCTAACAAATAAGGAGAACCTCGATACAAACTAGGTTTATTAAATTGTTCCGGTGTTAGGCAACATAGTGTCCACAGTGGAGAATATGAGGCAAATTGTTCTAACACATTCTCGTAGGGAGGACCACCCGGGGGCGGCGACACCGTACCAAAGGCTTTTAATAAAGAAGTTACACTGGGGTTTGTGACAACATCTGCAATTTGTGAAACATTAAAACTAGCTGCGTTGGCGCTGACGGCATTGGTAATATTTTGTACTGACCCGACTGATAGGCCAGACGTTGTTGCAATTTGTGAAATTGCGTTGCCGGCTGGAGTTAGGATATTGGCTATTTCTTGCCCGATGTTTCTAAAAATTGTCATCTTAGATACCTATAAATCTTTCTATGTTTGATTTTTTAGGACAATAGATCATTGTTCCGGGAGCAAAATCGTATATAGGATCTTTAAGTGTTTCCATATTACGTTGAACAAACACCCACCATAATCTTGAATTACCGTAAAGGTCAAAAGCCAATAGGTCAGGACGATGTTTGTATTGTGTTTCTATTATGTATTTGTAATCGTCGGCTTCAGCAGGTACTGGCCGAATAGTTAATAATTCAAGATATAAATTATTTTGAGCTGTATTATAGTAAGGTGATGTTTTATTATATGATGCCATTTTAGATAAATCCTTGGCCAGCTACAATATTACCGTTGGCATATTCTGTAAGGTTAAACTGTCTTAGACGTGTTCTATTATAGATTGGGGACACTGTCACCGATATAGTACTCATTGCAGGAACCCAAGTAGGAGGAGCTCCATTTAAGGAATGCTTAATATAGGCAACATCGTCTTTAAAATCAACCGAGAAACTTTTTACAATTACCGGAACTCCAGCAAATACTCTAGCACCGTATCCTGTGAGATTACAGACAATTGGCGGATTACCTACATTAGGACCGGTACCAAAAAACATGCGAGTGGCTGTTTTTAAAAATGTAGTTCCTTGAATCCAGTATTCTGCATCTAGTTCGTTCTCTACTGAAAATTCACCAGAAATTTGAATGTCATCTATTTGACTACTCTTATAGGCCTGAAATGGTTGATTACTGTGTACTGTGTCTATTTGGGCATAGTTTGCTTTTGAAGATACTGTGATGCTTGGCAAATAAGGCCAAACAAATCCGCCGGTGGCAGAAAGTCGACTAAATGCTGATCCAAATAGACCAAAGTTTGCATTTAACTTTACTCGCCAATCGCTGGCCGAGCCCGCTTCTAGCTTGACAAAAGAACCTTCTTTACTAAATAATTCTGCACCACTAGGCAAGTTCTTCCCACGTGCCATACTTAATAAATTGTTAACCATACCAGCAGCTGATGAGATTGAAGTAGCCAGTGAGGCAAGGCCACCTCCGATGCCGCCGCCGGCTAACCCTAATTTGTCTAGGCTTGCACCAATAGCTGCTCCGGCATTACTAATTCCCCCAGCAACTCCTCCAAGTGCTCCGGCAGCGCCAGCAAGAGCACCTGTCGCATTTGATGCTAGACTCTGTATAGTGCTGCCAACACCTCCTAATGCTCCTGTTGCTCCGGCAAGGGCACCTCTTGCATCATTGGCTAGATCGCCGGCCGCTGCGGTAAATCCATTTAGACCTGTTCCAATGCTGCCGCTGAACTGGCTCACTGTTGCATCTAGGTTTGATTTTATTGAATCAAACTGGCCAGCGGCATCGGCTATTGCACCTGGAGCTGAATCAGCGACTGCACTAATTTGTTCTGAAACAGTGACAGCTGCATTTGCCAAAGGGTTTTCTGATCTTGCCATTTTGGTGATATTTCCTTATTATACTCTATTTATTCTTGACAAAATGTGCTATTATATTAACTACTGGAGAATTCTGAAACAATGACGATAACTACGCAACCACCTAAGATCAAATATCTTACCAACAAAGATCTATTAAAAGAAATACACCTAAGCAAAAATACCTATTGTTCTTACACGGATCCTGCATATAGTGATTATGATTTAATTATTCCAAATTTGTCTAAAATCAACATCCGCACTATTGCTGAAGCTAAAAGAAATCGAGCAATCAAGATGGCTAAAAAAGCTCACGAACTAGCACAGTCAGGTGGCAAGAAATTCCCGGCAAAAGACTTTGAAGTCGATTACAAAACTATTAAAAAACCAGATGTAGTATTCCGTGTTATGACCTTTGAACATATTCCGTTGGCGCCGGGTCGTAAGAAAACTCTAAAGAACACTGCTGATAGTCACGACAAAGTAAATTTTCCACCGTTTCAGCATTGGAAGTTTGACGACAACGACAATCTAATACTAGTAGGAAAGAGCCATTGGAAAGGGGACTTGACTACTGGAGAGTTTAATAAAGAGCACGGGCAAATGACCAACAATCTTGCTCGTATGTTTTTGAAGCTGTGTGAGAGATATGCCACAAGAGGCAACGTCCGTGGATATACTTACAACGACGAAATGCGTGGGCAGGCAATTTTACAACTAACTCAAATAGGACTCCAATTCGATGAAAGCAAATCTGATAATCCTTTCGCTTACTATACTGCTGCTGTCACTAATTCATTCGTTAGAATTATCAACATTGAGAAGCGCAATCAAAACATTCGAGACGACATTCTTGAAATCAACGGAATGAATCCAAGTTGGACTAGACAAAACGCTGCTGGCAAAGGTGGTGCCAGTTATGGTCCGGTTAGTACATCGCCAGTAGACGGAAGTGGCAATGATTGGGATTGATCTCTGTTTGAAATTAGTGTAAAATAATCATATGAATCTATTTAAAAAAGTTGCTTGCTTTACTGATATACATTTTGGACTTAAAAGTGGTAGCCGTACACATAATCAAGATTGCGAAGATTTTGTCACTTGGTTTTGTGATACTGCCAAAGCACAAGGTTGTGAAACGGCAATCTTTCTAGGTGACTGGCATCACAATCGTAGTACTACAGACGTTAGTACTATGAATTATACTGTGTCAAACTTAGAACGTCTAAGCCGATCATTTGAAAAAGTCTATTTCATTCTAGGCAATCACGACTTGTTCTACAAAGACAAACGTGAAATTAACTCTGTCGAGTTTATGCGTTTATTTCCTAACATTGTTCCTGTTAGAGAGAATTTTACACAAGGCGACGTCACTATCATGCCCTGGCTGATAGGCGATGAGTGGCGTGAAGTTTCTAAACTCAAGAGCCGCTATGTGTTTGGTCATTTAGAACTGCCCTTGTTTTACATGAATGCCATGGTACAGATGCCAGATCACGGGACACTACAAGCAAGCCACTTTAGTGGACAAGAATATGTGTTCAGTGGTCATTTCCACAAGCGTCAAAGCAAGGGCAATGTCACATACATTGGCAATGCGTTCCCTCACAACTATGCAGATGCCGGCGACGATGATCGAGGTATGATGATCTTAGAGTGGGGTGGCAAACCCGAGTATCACACTTGGCCTAGACAGCCTACATATAGAACCTATAAGCTGAGTCAGATCATCGATAATCCAGAAGGACTTCTCCGTGAAAAGATGCATTGTCGTATCACTATCGACTTACCTATCAGCTTTGAAGAGGCAAACTTTATCAAAGAACAATTTATTCCACAGTATAATCTGCGTGAACTCATGTTAATACCTGAAAAGGTAGATGTTGAATCAAATGCTGTTCCTATCGACATTAACTTTGAAAGTGTTGATACTATTGTTATGAATCAGATCAATGCTATCGAAAGTGATGCATTTGACAAAGGCATGTTGTTGGACATTTACAGAAACCTATGATAAAAATTAAGAATTTAACTGTTAGAAACTTCATGAGTGTGGGTAATCAAACCCAAGCTATCAGTTTTGACAAGGGGCAGCTTACGCTTGTGCTAGGTGAGAATTTAGATCTTGGCGGGGATGACAGCGGTGCTCGCAATGGTACTGGTAAGACCACTATTATTAATGGGCTCAGCTATGGTATCTACGGAACTGCTCTTACTAATATCAAGAAAGACAATCTTGTTAACAAGATCAACGGAAAAGGCATGTTGGTCACATTAACCTTTGATAAGGATGGTCAAGAATATCATATCGAACGTGGTCGTAAGCCTAACGTACTTAAATTTAGTATTAACGGTCACGAGCAAGAGCTTAAAGATCTAGACGAAAGTCAAGGTGACAGCCGTGAAACGCAAAAGGCCATCGAAGAAATGATGGGCATGAGTCACGACATGTTCAAACATCTTGTGGCATTGAACACCTACACTGAACCATTCTTGTCAATGAAGGCTGGAGAACAGCGCAGCATCATTGAGCAGTTGTTGGGTATTACCCTGCTTTCTGAAAAAGCAGAATCACTCAAAGAAGCTATTCGTATCAGCAAGGACGCTATCACAACAGAAAACACTCGCATTGAAACTATTAAAGTATCTAATAAGCGTATTCAGCAGAGTATTGATGCACTTGAACGCAAACAACGTCTGTGGGATGAAACTAAAGAAAAAACCATCGAGAACATTCTGCGTAGCATTGATGTGCTAAGTGAAATTGATGCAGAAGCTGAAGTGACTGCACATAGATTACTAGCAACATATAATCAAAAGCGTAAAGATATTAACGACATCACAGGATTGATCAATAGATGCAATCTTGATGAAGCTCGATATGTAAAAGACATAGATAAACTAAAGGCAGACATTGCCAGTTTAGAAAATCATACCTGTCACAGTTGCGGTCAAGAGTTTCACGATGACAAACAAAGTGTTCTGTTAGAAAAGAAACGTAAAGATCTTCAAGAAGCTGCTCTTAATTCGTTGTCAAATAATACTCAACTGATCGAAAGTACTGCTGCTCTCAAAGAGCTTGGAGAGCTAGGTGATTGTCCCAAGGTACAATACGACAGTTTAGAAGAAGCACTCAATCACAAAAATACCATCGACGGTTTAATTAGAGATTTAGAAGTAAAAGAAAAAGAAGAAAATCCTTATCTAGAACAAATCAATGAATTAAAGAAAACTGCGGTGCAGGAGATCAACTAGGAAGCTGTAAATGAAGCTACTCGTGTCAAGGAACATCAAGAATTCTTATACAAGTTGTTAACAAACAAAGACAGCTTTGTACGCAAACGTATTATTGACCAAAACTTGGCCTTCTTAAATCAACGTCTAACCTATTATCTAGACAAGATTGGATTGCCGCATACTGTTGAGTTCCAAAACGACCTAACAGTTATTATTACTCAACTAGGACAGGATCTAGACTTTGATAACTTGAGTCGCGGTGAACGCAATAGATTAATTCTTTCTATGAGCTGGGCATTCCGTGATGTTTGGGAAAATTTATATCACAGTATCAACTTGTTGTTTATTGACGAGCTTGTTGACAGTGGTATGGATGCTAGCGGTGTTGAATCTAGTATCGCTGTACTAAAACGTATGACTCGTGAACGTGACAAGAATGTATTCTTGATCAGTCACCGTGATGATTTAACTAGTCGAGTAAATCATGTACTCAAAGTAGTGAAAGAAAACGGCTTTACTTCTTACAGCAACGATGTAGAGATAGTACAGTAAAATGAGTACAGAAAGTCATGACAAGATGATTGCTGCTTTTCAGGAATACTTTAAATGGCAAACACGTTTTGAACACAAAGGCAGCGATGAAGCAGGCATTAAGGCACGATATTGGCTATCAGAAATACGCAACGAAGCATCAACTAGGCGAGTAGAAATACAAACAAAGCGTGAAGAACGCAAAAAATCCAGAAAAGGCATGATCGGTCGGCCGCCTAAACTAACTAAGTGAGTGCAGTGGACTTATCAAAATCAACCCGTAGAAGAAATACCCGAAGGCTATATCGGCTTTGTTTACATTATCACGAATCTACAATCCGGACAGAAGTACATAGGCAAGAAATTAGCACAATTTAAGCGTACTAAACCTCCACTCAAAGGCAAAAAACTTAAAAGAAGATCGACAGTAGAAAGCGATTGGCGCGAATACTGGGGTTCGTCTGATAGGTTAAACGCAGACGTCCAAGCACTAGGTCCAGAAAAATTCACAAGAGAAATACTTTACCTTTGCAAATCTAAGGCAGAACTATCATACTTAGAGGCTAGAGAACAATTTGAACGCAGGGTTTTAGAAACTGATGACTACTATAACGGCATTATAAACGTTAGAGTTGGTGGATCAAACATACTAAGACAGCGTCTTTTAGAGCAATCAAAGGCCAAATAATCGCCAAATAAGCCCGCACAGGCGTTAACATTGTGCCCTAAATCCGTTCTGATGTGTGACGGTAAGGTGTATCTGCTTGGCGACAGACCAGTAAACTACTACCCGCAAGGATGATGATGGGACGTGCCTATAACCCGTTTAGTTTATGAAAACCCAATTTAAGAAGGCTAAAAGAGGGAGAAATACCCACGGCTGTAAGTATGTTAGCATATATTTGCAGACCCGCCGTCGTATAAAGACGCAGCTAAAGGTACCGGACGACCGCCTTGGTAATGCTGTAATGCTAATGTGTACTGTGCAACTCGCATAATGCTACATATTTTTGCCCGCCAGGGCAAAGTGTGACTGAACAATCTGCATAATACTTGAATTGCTTCGCAATTATAATAATCAATATTGTTTAGAAGAAAGAAAATTCGTTGAGCGAAAGCGAAAACGAATGTGAGCTTCAGCTCACAATTACAATAAATAACAAATATATCTTTGGATTGAATAATGCGTATACAACATTTATTAATAGAATCACATCTTGAGAAGTCAAGGACTATACTTAAGGAATCGTGCGATGGACTAGATCTTGAGCAACGAAGAATTGTAGAGGGAATCTACAATGAAATGATTCCTCTAATTGAAGCAAGTTTAAGTGCTGATCAAATTAAACAACTGTTTGGCGAAGTTGAAAAAACAGCTACAGCAGCTGGCGGCAATAGAACTCTTATTGGAAAAGGCAAAGACGTTGCTGATAAAGCAAATGAAATCATTGATAATATTGGTAAATGGCTACAAGATACTACTCCAGTTAAAGCCTTTGATCAAAAGTTTGAGGATCTTAAAGCCAGTATCAGTAAGAAGTTTCCTGATGTATCGAGCAAAGTTGCAAGTATGGGAGAATGGGCTAAGGCTAATCCTGGAAAAACAGCAGCCATTGTTGGTGTACTAACAGCTATTGCATCATTAGCTGGTGGACCACTAGGTGGTGCCATTGCTGGTCAGGTGTTAAGAGGTGCTGTAGAATTACTCAAAGGTGAAAAACTTTCCACAGCTATTGGTAAAGGTATCAAGACAGCAGCACTGGGTTATCTATCTGGTAAGGCGTTTGAAATGTTGGGCAAGTTTGCAGAAGGTATGAGATTGAAATCTATGTCTTTCGGGCCAGAGAATGCAGGATTTGAAGAAATAACATTTGGTGCTAGTAAAACAAGATGGGGTCCAGGATGGGAATGGACCGAACAACTCGAAGGTGTTGATATTATTGTTGATCCTGAAATGGCCAGTGCTGTAAAATCAGCACAGAACTTGTTAAGAATGGGTGGTGATGCTGCCCTTGAAGGGTTTGATCAATT